GCTAAATGTAAAAGCTATTATCCACGATTTTTAATGAGAAATCATTAGATATTCAATAAACACTTAAAAAGCGATAGCGAAGAAGTGTAGAATATTTATCGTGTTTTGTATATAAATCGGCGAAAGCTGATTGCCGAACCACCAATGGCAAAGGTGTATATTAATGACATTTTTATACATATTAATAGGTGGGTTTACTCCAAAACTATAATATGACTTTACCAAATAATACTTTGGACAAAACAATCAGACATACTATTCCAAATCTATCCAATTACAATATGGCAAGTGTGATCAAATTCATCAAAAGATGAGTTCATTTTTATTTATTAAATATTCTGGACTAATTATAATTACAAAATGGATAATACTAATAATACTAATAGTATTGGTATTGATATTGGTATGTCACATTATTTGGAATTAACTAAAGAGTTCATTACAAACTACAAAGTGCATATTATTGTATTATTATTGATCTGTTCTGTATTCACTGTTATTTATATTTCGAATCATAAAAATAGAAAATCCAAAAATAAACCAAATATATTCAAAAAATCTATTACAAATACAAATCAAAATACTTCAAAAATACAATTACAATTACAATCACAAATACAATCAGATGATTTATGTGGACTTACAGATTGTATTGTAAATGATAAAACAACACTTACTGCAAGTGATGATGATACAACAATCAATAATAATATTAATACCAATCTCAATAAAAAAATCATTGCCTCAAAAGATTTGTCCAGATCAAGACAAGGACAACCACTTACCGAAATAATTATCGATCTCTGAATTTATTTAAGATATTCAATATCTTTGTCTGGCAATCTGAATAATCCTTGTTTGAGTCTCTTTTGATCATACCAATGGCCAATAAATCCAATAGTTCTGCCTAATACAAAAAATCCATTCATTAATCCATCCTCGATTATTTCCAATGTCTCGTCTTCAGAAAGAACTGTCTTAAATGCATCTATTAATGATAATGCAATAAATCCATCTACATTTAATATTAAATTATTCTTCTTTTGTGTTGTTATCTTCTCTACTTCTAAACCATACATAACTGTCTCTTTATGAGTGAAATTATTCATAACATATTCTTTCAATAATTTGACTCTTGAATCTGGATTATCAATTGACTTGACTTTATGTCCTATACCTGATATTAATTCACCTTTATTCTTCATTTGGTCAACAAATTCTTTTGGTGTGTATTTCTTTACATACATTGCCTCATAAAATTGCTGTCCTGCTTTGTTTAATGCCCCTCCAAAATAATCTCCAATTGTTAACAATCCAGAACATAATGAACTTATTAAATCCTTTCCTGCTCTACTTGCCACAATCGTATTATGTGCTCCTGAGACCATACCACCATGATCAGCAGTCATCACCAATATTAATTCAAAATATTTGGCTAACCATTCTGGAATATCCTTCTTTAACCATAAATGACCTATTGTTTTTCCTATTCCATTATTTTGTTTTGTTATTTCTGAAACCATTTGACCATTATATTTCAATTCATCACCTTTCTCATCTGAAATACTTGAATAAAATGTTGGTGCAGTTCTATTTTTATCTATGAGTTTTGGTTCTATATTCTGTGAAATAGTTGAAGGTTTGCCATAAGTTAAATATATTTGTTCAATCAAATCACCTATTTCTTCAAATGTATTTGGAACATTTATTCCGGATTGTTTCATGTAATAATTCTTAAATAATGCAGATTCATATTCAACTGATGCACTCGCCCCAGCATGTCCAAATTGAATTCCATCACCTTTTATTTTTGCTAAATAATCTGCAGATGTTCCCATACACCAACCTACAATTGGTTTTTTGATTAATCCCATTTTTTTGGCTTGTCCAACTAATAATTCCTGTATACCTCCAATCTCACCCAATAATACTATCATTTTTACTTTTTCATCATTCTCATATTGCATAATGTATTCTATGAATTGTGAACAAGGCCATCTATCACCACCAATACTTATACCTTGATTGACTCCATCCGTTCTATGACCAATAATCCAACATAATTCATTTAATAATCCTCCTGATCTTGTTACAAATCCTACTGACCCATTCTGCTTATGTAATTTACATTCTATAATATTTTCTAATGAACCTCCTGTATCACCTATTCTAAATTCACCAGCTTTAATGCCACCAACTGTAGCCGGACCAATTATTCTGACATTTCTACTATCAGCATATTGTTTCAATTTAAGTGTCAAATGTTCTGGCATACCTTCGGCAATGATAATCAATGTTTTGACATTTGAACTATTGATTAGTTGTATTGATGAATCATATGCAGATCTGAATGACATGAAATTTATTGCAGTATCAAATTTATGTCTTTGAACACAATCTTCATATTTTCTATAAACAGGAATTAAGACAGATTTATTACCAAAAAATAATTGTTCCATTTTGATCTTGGTATTTTGTCTTGGTTCAATTATTGCCACAATACTTGGTTCAGATCTGTTTGAGACATAATCAAAATCTAACATTCTTTGGGCAGTTTTTTGATTTAATCCAATCAAAATAGATTTTGTGTCTTTAGTAAATATGTGATTCTTCTTTTTTTCCATATTGTCAAGTAATTTTAATAATTGACTCTTCAATATGTCATCTAAATTTATTTTTTCATCATATATTCTAGATGATTCTGATAATTGTTTTAATACAGATGATGATGTTAATTGTCCTAATGCTGTTTTAACACATTGGGTGATTGGAGATTCAGGACCTGATACATAATGTTCAATCTTATGTTTAGTCAATATCTTACTTATTTTTGTGAGACCTTCTTTATAATTAGGTCCACCACGTCTAATATATATTTTGATAGATCTAAATGAATCATCTAGTTTGATTATTTCATCAATAGCTCCAATTATTCCATTAAATGTAACAGATACATCCGTAAAATTTGCTATTCCACCTCCTATAAATAATATTTTATCCTTTTTTACTTTGACTATTTCTTTGAATACATTCAGACAATACTCTTTAACTAAATCCTCTTGTGGATTTCCTGAATACTCACCATAATTAGCTAGTTCTGAACCATAACCACAATTTATGATTGCATCAGTATATATGACAGATGCACCACCACCAGCAATTAAAGTCCAAATTGATCCGTTAGGATTAATTAATGTGAACTTTAACGAACTTCCAGTTCTTCCATCAAGTTCTTTAATATTTCTTTCGGCTTGATTTGACGAATCATTATTAAAATATTTCATATTGAGTATTTGGAGAGATTTTTCATCTAATAAATAGTCAGAACAAGTATCACGTAAAATGGCAAAATCTAATGGTTCAAAACTTAATTGATTATTATTTGTGATTAAACCAAGGGGATTGACTTCCATAAATGTCATATGTAAATGTAAATAAAATCTGTATAACTTGTCTAATATTTTGATAAAGTCATCTCGAATATTATCGTCAATACCAATCAAATCAAATGTTGTATTATTAATATTATGAATATTGATGGATGATTTAGTAAGTGGAAGTTTTAGAATAATGCCATCTTTTTCAGGATTATCCAATAAAATACCACCATTTTTATTTATAATTATTTCATTACAATCATTTGTCAATCTGATCATGACATAATATTCTTTGACAACATTGACAGATTCTTCAATAACATAATTATTATGATAATCTTTGTTAGACAATATCCATTCATTTATTTGTTTCATATTTTGATTAATCTTGACTAAACCTCTCTTCATTCTTCTTTTAGAGCCATCATCAATTTTCACAACTAAATTATTCTTTGAATCAGGCATATTATTTAATTCATTCAATTTATTCAAATTATTTAATGAACAATAATCAATATATTTTTCAGATCTAATGTAATCATAAAAAAGTTTTTTGGCTTGATATTCGGATAATTTTTGGTATGGCATATTAATCCTTATAATATTACATAGTTTTTCCGCCATCTGAGTGGTGGATGATGGCAATAAAACCAATAATATTTCTTATAAATAAATTATTGTTTCTTTTTGTCTTGATCAATTTGTTCAATTTGTTCGAGTAACAATCTTCTTCTGTATAATACATGAGCAAGTTTATTTGCTTCTTCTACATCTTTTAAATGTTGTTCAATTTTCGCAATCTTGTTCTCTTCAATATGTTCGATCTTATTTTTGCTTGGAATTAGCAAGTGTTGTAAAGTGGATCGTCTAATGTATTTCACTTGTTTTGATTTGGTTTTATGGAGCAAGTGAATGAATGTTTTTTGTTGTGATTGTTTATTATAAAACTTCATCATTCTGTTAAATCTGTGATAGTTGTGCATGAATGACATTAATTATTAATTAATTTAGTATTGTTTTATTAAATCAATTTATCCAATAGTTCATAAACATATTAATTCAATATTTTCTCTCATTTTGGTCAAATTTATTGGCCGGTTCAATATTCCAAATTTGCCATCTGAGATGACAAATTAGAAATATTGGCCAGTTCAATATTCCAAATTTATCATTTGAGATGACAAATTAGAAATATTGGCCAGTTCAATATTCCAAATTTATCATTTGAGATGACAAATTAGAAATATTGATCCAAACAATCAGTATCAGCACATGCATTGTAATAAGAATCATCATAATCATGAGTATTATAATTGTTATGTCCTGCATTGAGTGGATCGATTGTTATTTTTGGTATTGAATGTTGAATGTGATTAATTGGTTTATAGTGTTGTTGATCAATATAATTGATTTGATTACTTTGATTAATTTGTCCAAATATTCTGAAATATCCTGCAAGATCTGTCAGTCTTTGCATAAAACTTCCTCCATAGTTATATATCATCATCAATATCATTATCAGTATTGAATATGTCATTATTTCTGTCATCTTCAGCTTTATTGATTTATTCTCATCAATGTTATTTATGTAGTTCTTGTCTATTTTGGTCTCTTTTTTTGGTTTTGTATTTTTATTTAATTCTAACTCTTTCATAAAGTTGTCAACATCCACAACATATTTATTCTTTTTTGATTTTTTGGATTTGCCAGATTTATTAGATTTATGTGATTTGTTGGATTTGTTGGATTTGATGGATTTGTTATGTTTAATAGAACCATTTGACAAAATAGATAGTGTGTCAATAACAGAACCCGAAACACTTACACAACTTACAGAAGAATTTATATCATCATCAATATCCAATATGTCAATGTCTGAAAGATCAATATCAGATATATCTATGTCTGAAACATTTTTAAACATCAAATCTGACTTATTTGATGATTTATTCTTGATATGATGTAATTTATTTTTATGATTAGATCTAGATTTGGATTTGTGTTGTGATTTATTTTTGGTATTATTTTTATTTTTTGTCCTGGAATTGGTCTTAGATTTACATTTAGATTTCTTATTCTTCCCTTTGGAATATTTATTGATGTCACTCATTTATATCATAAACCACCAATTTATATTATATTCTGGTTAGGTTCATTATTCAATAAAAAATAGATTACTTTGTCTTTATATTGGTCCTGGTCTTTTGTCTAGCATTCTGATTAAGATTCTGTTTAGCATTCTTTTTATTAAGTTCAAATTGTTTCATTTCATCATCATTAAGATATTTAGGATGTGTTGCATATCCACAATCTAACTTATCCATTATTTTCATATCATCACTATTGATTTTGAGTTCATTATTGGATAAATTCTCTTCAATATGTTTTGTATTAGATGATCTCGGTATCACACGATATCCTTTTTGAATGCCCCAAGTCAATAATACTTTTGCTGGTGTTGTCTTATAGGTCTTGGCTAATTCACTCAAATTAGGATCATTTAATTTTTCGCCTTTAGTCAATGGTGAATGTGCCACAACAAAAATATTATGATTCTTACAAAACTCAGGCAGATCACCTCTCATCAAAAATGGTGTCACCTCAATTTGATTCACGCTTGGAATATGTAACTTTGATTTGTCTTTCTCATATGCATTGATAATATCTTCTAAATGTGTTTTATTGTAATTTGATACACCAATTCTTCCAATCAAACCTCTACCTTCATTATTATACAATTCACATAATGATGTCCAGTTCTTGACATGATCAATTGGTTCATGGAGAATCAATTCATCAATATAATTTACATCCAATGACTTTAATGATCTGAAAAATGAATCTTTAATTGTTCCTTTTGCCAAATCATCACGGCTAATCTTTGTTGTGATCTTGATTTCTTTCAAATCCTTTCCAGAATCCTTAATACCCTTACCAACTTCAGACTCATTACCATATAAAGGAGCAGTGTCAACTAAAATATATCCTAATCCAAATGCATATTTAACTGCATTATAGGCTTCTTGACCTTTAATTCTGTAAGTTCCAAATGCCTTAAGTTCAGGTTTGTTCAGATCAGACATTGTGGAAATAATGATTAATGATTGTTATTAGATCTAATAGATATATTAGATCTAAAAAAATTCAATTATTTAATGAATAAAGTAATAATATAATGGACAATACCAAAGAGAGCACAATAAAGTTGAGGTTTAAATAAATATTGCAAGAGTGGTATTTCCATATGAGAATAGTTTAATATATATTTGACAAAATATCCAGGCAATATTAGTGATCCAATCATATTAAACATAAACATCACCATTTTAATTAAATAAATTCCAAATGGCAAAATTGTAATGTCACTAATTAAATCATGTAGATAATAGATCCCATAATAAAGTGTATTGATGTCTCTGATCATTTTTGTGATTATCGAAAATATCACAACTATATTCATCATTCTTTGAGTCTGTCTGTCTATCATTGTTAATAATATATATATTATTGCTATTAATTTTAGTTAAATATTAAAGATCATTATCTTATCATTATCATATTATGAATATTGATTCTATTAATTCTGTTATTTCTGACAATAATTATTCATTCTTTATGTTGTCAATATTCTTGCTAAATCTTTATCTATTCTTTCATTGTGTCTATTATATGGAATCCAAATACATTAGAGAATCTACAAATAATATATTTGACTTTTTTGGATTCAAGATTGATTAATTAAATATATATTTATTAAATACAACCATTAGGGTACAATTATCACCATAATATTTATTAGTTATTTTATCTATAAATGAAGGTTGTTTTATCGTTCTATTATAAATCTTAATAATTGAATCGCCAAATATATCCTTGATGTCTTTAGTTTTGTCAGATAATTTTGATTTGAGTATTTCGTCAATAAATTCAGTTAGTTCTTCATTTGAAAATGTATCCATTATTCCATCACTTCCTATTACAAAATATTCCCAATTATTTTTTGTAATATCTATTCTTTTTGTTTCCGGTTTTTCTGTAATCCCCTTATCATGATACTTATAAAGATGATCTCCAATTGCTCTTGATGGCATTAATCCATTATGTGTCCTCATCACACAATTCGATTTAAGAATTATCGGTTCAATACAATCTACATATCTATTGTATTCTCTATAATTCCCTAATGCATGTGGTTCACTTAATTTATGAATCTTCTTGTCTGTAGTTTTAATAAATGCCCCTGAATCCCCTATATTTGTGCAATATATCTTGTCTGTATTCAATTTAATAACTGTCCCTACTGCTCCTCCTGTAATACAATTATCAAATATTTCTGTATCTAATTTAACAATTGTATTCTCTAATGCCTTCTCTGTTAATGAATCTATGTCTGTGAGATTGTGATCTATGACTAATTCATGAAACATGTTTTCATATGTATTAATAAATCCTTTTTTGATATAATTTGATACTTTAGATCCACTATGCCCATCAAATACTCCATATATATTATTTTTCATACATATTACATATTCATCTTCCATATAATTCCTTAATCCAGACCATCTAGAAATAATTGTAACCGTTTCATTATTATCATATCCTATTATGTCAATTTCATTATCAACTTTAGTAGGTTCACATATATATTGATTGTATTTATTTGATGTGATTACCATTAAATATCCTGATATTGAATAAATAATAAATATCCAAAAACTAATCATATATGTAAGTATTGCCATTATCATTGTAATCATTATCAATAACATAAATAACCTTCTCTCATTTCCATCAAATCTCCTCTTCATACCAAGAATTGCACATCCAATATGGTTTATGATATACTTGATTAATCTGTTGCTGTTTGTATATAACATAATATTTATCAATATTGTTTTGCCATTAAATAAATAATTTCATAATTTAACTTCTATTAAATCTCTCATGGTTAATCTGTCCATAAAAATGATTCGGATTTTCTAATATCTGTCTTGATGTATTGTCTAATGTATTAATTATTTCCTGATCATTCTTAATATGTATTTTGTAATTATCTATTAATCTAGTTAAACACTTTGCCAATTTGCAAATCACATTTTCATTATTAGTATCTCCCTTATTCTCCTTATTGATGTCTGATCGGTATAGTTCTAAATATGTATCATATGTATTCTCCAATCTGATGATAATATTTGTTAATAATTCTTTCCATCCATTAATTACAATACCATTTCTTATAATTCTGTATGGATGTTTTTTGTATTTATTTACAAACATTATGTAGATGTCTGAGGAATAGCAATAAAATATATACTCATTCCATATATATCCATCAATATCTGCCAATGACAACAAATCATAATTATTTGCTATCATATTTATGATCCCTATTTTAATATATTTGTCCTCACATAAATTAGTAGATTTCTTTTCGTCATTATTTTTGATAATTCCTAATTTATACTTCCTCAATTCATTTAAATCCATTAACAATCCTTTATCAATTAGTACCTTCTTTCCATTGTGATTGTAGTAGTGTATCTTACAATTCTCATAACATATCTGATATTTCATCTCTGATAATTTTTTATTCAATATGCCTTCCATATTGATATTCTCATTATGTATTTCTTTTCTTAAGAATGTGACTATTCTTATCATGTAGAGTAATTTATTCGAACAATCATTTCTATTTAATAACTTAATCATTTCATACAAACATGGATTAGTTTTAGAGTTACTGTCAACAATGTCCTCAATTACATCCTCTAATTTACTTTCCATTGTTTCAATCAATTTATCAATAATGACATTACTTTTGATATCATCTTTCGAACTATTAGAATGACTATTTAAATAATTAGTTCCTTCTTTGATTAAATAATTTATGATATTTTTAATAATTCTTTGTTCTATTTCAAGTATATTGCCATCAAATAATTCTATTTCTTGAAAGGTTATCATATTTTCCGTATTGCAAAATGTACACTCACTTGGATTGTTTATATTGTTATTGTAGCATCCATATAGATAATTATTCGGATTTGATTCATTAAATATATAGATATCCACATTTATCATTAATCTTGTCACAATGAAACTTAAATAATTTACCAATATTTTAGTTCTCTCATATTCAACATTATATTTCTCATCTTCAAATGCTTTTTCCTTTTCATCCTCTAATGTCTTATTTACTAATAGTTCAAGAGTTGTCATGATTGTCTTTTGGTTCAATGTGTACAATGACATTGACAATATTACTTCCTTTTCATTAATAAACATATTCATCAATTCACTAATGGCATTTGCAGTTAATTGATCTTGATTATTTATTGCACAGCTCCATTCAGAATGTGTAAGATGATGTAACTTGTTGTTCTTAAACTTAAGAGAAGGTTTCAAATAGTCATGCCAAAAAGATTTGGTATTTTTCCCTAATATTGAACAGTCACAACCTAATAATATGAAATATTTCTCAAATAATTCATATGTTTTAATAATAAGTTTATATTTGTCTATCACATTATTTGAAGAGACCTTATTAATATTCCATTTTAATTTGAGATCCACTTTATCATCTAATTCTAATATTCTAATTGAGTCACTATTTCCATTATTATCCTTCAATAATTGTAAAGAATCATAATTATATATTCCATTTAGTAATGGTTTGTAGTTCTGATCAAATTTACAATAATGTAATTTACATAACCATACATCTTTCAGTTCTGTATATATGTCTTTCTTATTATTATTTTTGGTATAATATGTATTATTTTCTACCAAATAATTTAACATATTAATGTTAACAACTGATTCGTCAAGTATAGTTCCACTTATTGAAGTTATGAGTCTTCCTGTTAATAAACCATTTTTTATAATCAACAGGTCTTTAGTATATTTGATTGATCGTAATAAATTTATTGCCATAAATCTGATTGTGTTCACTTTATCTTCATGAATAAATGATTTCAATTCTGTTATTCTACTTTCTGTATTGTCAATTAGGTCTTTCCATTCTTCATTTGTTCCCTTCAGAATAATATTCATTACTTTATTCTCATTTGTATTAGTGATATGATTATTATTCTGATAATTAGAATGATTAAATATATTGAAGGATGAACTTTTTTTAGATCGGATGATCTCATTAATATATGATTTGATGATTGATGGACTTAATATAATATGACAATCCATTTGAATACAAACTTTCACATAATGATAAAATCCACAAATTGTTAGTTTATCATGATCTTTTCTATAATCTTCATGATTGAAAGTAATCCTTTCATCTAGATCAATATTTAGTTTGACACATTCATTCAATTTCCTTAATAATTCATATGATTCATTGTCCATAACTGCAGATTTATTATAAAATATGTTCTTTGCATATCCAATATCTGAATCACTATTACTATCAGTATCAGTATCAGTGTCTGTTAATGAATCTGATGTATTAGTCTGATTTTTCTGTTCATTTTTTTGATTAGATTTTGATTTGAAATGTTTCCTATTATCAATATATGTGTTGTTAGTGATATATATCAAATCAGAAATTGTATCAATATCAATCTTTGACATAATATTAGTATTTATGTTAATATTAGTATTGATATTAGTATTGATATTAGTATTGATATT